GCTTTGCCGGGATCGGTGGCAAGGGCTTTTTCCAATAATGTTACGGGCATCTTAGCTCTGACTCCTCTCATACCCTCGATGAAAACACGAGCAAAAGATTCTGTTTGTGATGTGTCTGCGAGATATTCAGTGAGTATCATCTTAGCCTCAGAGTGATTTGCTTTCTGTAAGGCGTTCTGGACTATTAGCACTGATCTATCCTTAGAACCGAGAATCACAGATGAAGGGTGAGACACGGTGATTCTATTAGGAACAGCATCTTTTACTCTAGTACCAATAGCAGTGAGTTTACTTATCATGTATGTTTTCAATGAGTGCAACTCGGTTTCTTTTCTGTTAGTGCGCCTTAGACTCCTGTAGAGATATTTCACCTTGTTGATCTTTTCCACCTCATTGTGACCGGATAAATTACTGAAGAGACTGGTATAGTTAGGAATTCCAAATCCTCCAGCGTTGGTAGGGATGTTTAGGACGAGAGCATTCAAGAAAGGGTGGTTGGTGTAGATACTGCTGCCTTTGTTGCCAATGATATTCCTCATGTATAGTTGCAATATGAAGTTCATGCCTAACATCAATCTAGCTGGGTTACCTCCAGATACTGCAGAACCCCTTATCCCACTAGTGATCACTGCCAATTCTTCAGATACAGTAGCCACCTCTGGGAAAGTCTGCGAACCTGTATGGCACAAAGCTCTGAAACCGTATCCAACGTGCACTCCATGAGTATAAATCTCATTAAGGAATTGAACGTAAGTTTCCGAGACAACTGACTTTAACATGCTAAGCTTGAACCCATAGCGCACATACACAGCAACCATAGATCTCCTCAATATGCTGGCACTCCTTGCTAGATCTTCTTTTTCAACCTTCATAGCGGCTGCACCGTCATCAATGAATAACATGGCTTTCATTGTACCCTCTAGTCCTTGTTCAAAAGCTTCCATCCTAGCTAAATACCAGAGTACGCAGTGCATGAAAGTGTTTCTCTTCCCATCAACTCCTTCATAGTTGGCGCCTATTGCATTGACGAAGGGGAGCTTTATGTCGTGTTCAGCCCTAACCATTAGAGATCCTTTGGTGCAATTGTTGATGGCATTGAACATATCATCTGCTCCATCGAAAGCATCCTGCAGGACTGAGTTCGTCCACTCTTGTATGTCCCAATGCATTCCTGTAGACCACGACGATAGATCTAGTGATATGAATAGCATCGTTTCTTCCGGGCTTAGATTCTGTTTCATCGCTGTGTACATTGCTCTTCTTATCTCACCAGGATCTGCACCCATCATAAACCCAGGTACCATCGATAGAGCTTTACCCACATTTGCCTCGTATTCTGCCATGATCCTCCTCGCTTCTCCACACAGGCCAGTTATAACTCTCGTTTTCAGTGGGTATTTGTTGGTCTCTATCTTATCTGATACTGTGGCAATTATCAACCTCGACATTGCGTGGACTATAGCTTCTCTCCTCGAAGGCAGTTTCCCAGTTATGTAGTCACTGACCATATTGCCCGAGACTTTAGGTTTGTACCCGGAGTAATCACTGACAGGGCCTGCTCTAGGGTATCCTGGTTTGGTTGAGAACACAACTGTGGGATCAGAACTGGGTATAGCAGTGGGCTTTATGTATGCTAAATCTGGATCTGATCTTTTTGAGTACGACAACATGTTTGTCACATCCAGGTATGCTCCCGAATAAGGATTAGTAGGCATTGCACCACTCCTAGCTAGCTCGACGGCTTGGTCGTGAGCAGTGCCGATGTACTTAGCGGGGACAGGAATGTTGGGAGCATTATTAACTTTGAAGTTTTTCTGGAGGGTGGCGCCAGTAGCAAGAAGAGCTTCTACAATATCCTCCCAAGGTGCTCCTATGCCGCCAATCTTGTCTATAGCTTCAGTATTCAAAGATTCGACAGCATGCTTCTTCATGTCTCCAGTGGCAATCAAAGTTCTCGCAGCACATATAAACCTATTGCGCCTATCCACGTTTTCTTCTGCAGTGTGAGGAACGATATCGAACACATAATCATCCCTGAAGACAGCTCTACCAATAGGGTTGGGGTTCATCATGGCATTTGCTCTATGAATGAATGCATAGATCGGGTTGACTTCGTAGGGCAGAACTATCTTAGAAAGCCTCCCGAAATCTTGTGCACATGAAATGGGTAAGCTAGTCAAAATTTCTGTCAGACAGTCAATGTCGTAATCTGGTGAAAAGTTGAGTGGCTCATAAGTATCGATCATCTCTTGCCTCTTGTGTTTTGTGCCTTCGACTGCTAGGTGGCCACTAATCTCACTGGTGTACATCTCAAAGAGCTCATGCAAATACCTACCGAGATAATCTATCTTGCCATTATCCAGTGCAGTCTGCATGGTCTCCATGTAAAAG